TCTTCCCTCAATATAGGTGACATATTGTCTATCAAAATGCCTTGTGTAGCACTTGCAAGATTTTGCGGTGGCAAATCCGCTAAAGCGCATAACTCCATTCTTTTATGGTCGCATTTTTCAGATTTTGGGCAACTTTTACATTTTTCTGCTAATTTGCTTAAAGGTTCTGCCATCACTACACCAACTTTCTACCGCACATAGGGCAATAATTGATTTCAAACTCTCCCTCTCCATATTCTCCACCGCTATTATCATAAAAAATTTTATAGCAATATCCGTAGTTAGTCGATTTTATATATGCATTGCCATATGTATATCCGTTCTCAATTTTCTTCTTTTTACCATTGCAAAAATCGCACATATTACACCTCAATACCATATTCACTAAAATAGTTTGTAATATTTTCTGGGATTTCTACACCCATTTCCTTTGCCTTTTTAAGTGATTCTATTTCTTCATCAGTTGGCGCATTTGCAAGTCTGAACCATTCGTCTGCGTCAATCATCCTATTTTTCAAAGCATTATCAAAATCTGTTACGTCATAGTGTGCTTTAATGCATTTATCTTTAGGATAAACAACATGTGTTTTTGTATCTCCAGTACATGTGCAATCCAATCCAGAACTTAATTTTCCACATCTTTCTTTAAATTCGCATGTATCGCACTCTGTGTCTTTTTCAACATATTTCTTTGGTTTGTATTCCTTAAAATCCTTACATTCAAAATCTAAATCTGTATCATTTCCCTTTTCACAATCATAAATTGGATGTTCGTATCCTGTTTCTTCGTCAAAAATATAATCCTCATAACAGTATTTACATTTTGAACAATCTTTCATGTCTCTCTCCTATCTGTGCAGTTTCCCTAGGCGGTTCGGACTCCAAACAACACCTGCGGTACTTGCAAAAATCAGAATGGCAGGAATCGAACCTGCGACCGCCTGTATATAAGACAGGTGCTCTAACCGACTGCGCTACATTCTGCGGCGTTAGGTTCCAGTTTTTTACTTGCTCCACACCTAACTAAGTGCAAGTTTGTGTTAGTCAGAGGTCTATCAAAACCACTCTAGGGGATTCATTTGCCGCAAAACTGCGCATTTTCACGGTTTACAAAGAATCAGCAATAACATTACATGATCATAAAATTGTACACAAGACGAACTGAAATGATATTAACAATTCTCTGCACTTCTCATAAACTGCTACGCTGATGCATCAGCGCAAACTTCCAAAGTGCCACTTGCTACCCACTGGCTATTGCTGTCACAGTGTCGCTTTATCTCCACAAGTGTAGTTTTCCAAGATACCTCAAAGCAAACTATTGATATCTCTTAGCAGATACGGCAATTACTTGAATTACCGATAGTGGTACAGGGAATCGAACCCTGTCAGCCCAAACCATGCCAACCGCTTTCAAATCTGCAATTTCTAATCACGGAAGTGTTTGCTGTTTCCAATGATACCGCTACCATCCATAAGTCTCCCATCGACCGGAACTATTGCAGTAGCACCCGACTAAGTGGAGATAAGGAATTGATGTGGTGAGGATTTGAACCTCACATGATTGATTTCTGAAAGCTGCTTGTTGCTAATTACGGACAATCTCCGCTTATTACTCGGCAAACATGCTATCAATCAGTTTCTTTGCTTGCGTTTACCCATTCCGCCACACATCTACCACTTGCGTAGTAACTATTTAAGCTATTGCCACTAAGTAAAGGGGAATCCGACTGTAACGGTCATATCTGCGTAAGCTATGGTTCGGGGTTTCACCAAGTGGTCAAGTGTTGTGGGATTTCACTCGACCGATACCAGCCGGACGGTCTCTCACCGTCCTTAACAGTAGTCCTAACTGGTGTAGAGGAGATTACATACCTATCTCGGAAGAAAAGGTATATGGTGTGTTCGTCCTGTCCAAAATGCTAAAAACAGGACAACGGTAACGGTAGGAGTCGAACCTACATAACCGTTTGAGTACGTTACCTAACCTTGTTTTATAAAAAGTAGTCCTGTATGAATTATCAAAAAATGAAATTCTATCGAAAAATTCTTTTCTTTGTATACCATGTTATCTATATCAATCCAAATTGTTGGTATAACCGCTATTTGATTTTTGGAAATGCAAAATCCTTTTCTTTCTAACCGATACATAACAAGTCTACCTTTCTGCCAGTTCTATGTATTTCCCGAGATACCATCATTTTCTCTCTTCTCCCTGTGTTCAAATTGGCATTCCAGCATCTTTGATATGTTCTGTCGGTCACATTTAATGCCGTGCCCCTGTCGGAACAACTCACATTCTAAGACTTTACCGCATCTGGAACACTCGTCTGTAATTTGCTTGCCGAAGATTAACATGGCTATGACTTCTTACCTGTTTTGTAAGCGGTCAGAAGTATTTTAAAAACTGACCATGTTATTCTCACTCCTGCTAACCAGAATAACCATGTTGGTGCCTGTAACTTAATCAAAATCCATATAAGAATAATTCCTGTGACCATATTGACTCCTTTTTGTTTTTGAAAATTCACCATTTACCAACCTTGTGTAAAATCCATCAGCATTACAATTAACTGAACAAACATTTCCCAAGGATTTTGTAAAACTTTACTACTTCAACTTTGTTCTTTTAGCTTTGACAGAAATAAACTTTGATTTTTGAGTTTTAAGCATTGAACTTTACCCTTTAATCTTTACAGTAAATTTTTGTTTGTAAATTGCCTATACCAGTTCGGCTATGACTCTATCCCGAATCAGTTGGATTTGAACCAACAAAACATTTACCCATTCTTTATGCAAAAGAAAAGTTTTCGGGTTTCTTTTTGTTTGCATAAGTCTATGCCCGAAAAAGACTTATGAATTGTAGTTTAGGATTTTCAGTAAACAGTGAATGTAATGTTAGTATTCTATCGTAATTTCTGTCAGTGCATTGGAAACTGATAACTGTGAATCAACCTCTGACAAAAATCCAGATGTAATTTTGTCAATATCATCAATTTTCTCAAGTACACCGATAGGGTCTACCAGTTCAAACTGGTTAGAAGTTATAAAATCATTTCTGACTTTCTCAATATCCGCTGCATTTGTTTTACTGTCTTTCTGACCGTAGATAGCAGTTACATACTGGTCTGCTCTTTCTTCAAGACCGTTTTCATTTTCTTTTGATATTCTTTCCTGTGCCTTTATGTAATCTCTCTTCATGGCGCTTGAAAGTCTCTGCTCAAATTCTTCGCCATGGTTTTTCATTTCTATTGCTTCTGCAACTGTATATTCAACGCCGCACACGCTAACTTTTGTAACCGCATTAGAAAGAACCACAGCACGTTTAATAGCTTTTCTCCTGTTGATCAAGTCAACAGCCTTATCGTAGTAAGACCTGATATTCTTTTCAATTTGCGTAACGTCAGTTCCAGCAACCTTATCTGTCGAATGTTTCTTAGCGCAACAGTAAACAGGCGTATTAATAGCCGTTTCAATTCTTGCATCTAACACCTTTAATTCTGACAGTGCCTTGTAGATAGTCATCGTTTCTCTTGTCATTTTCACATACCTCCGTAAACTTTATATTGCATATATGCCTTTTTTATTTTTGAAAAATTTTTAGAAATAGGGTGTCTGGATAATTAATATCTGCGTGTTGGATAAGGGCTTTTTGTTTATCGGGTGGTTTTGCTGACTTAGTAGGGGCTGTCTCGTCCGTTCTTCCGACCCCCACCCCCTGCCTGCCTGCTCCATGCCATCAATCGAACGTATGTTAACTATTCGCAAAATATTAATTTTACGAACTGTTTTGAATCCCATTTAAAACCTTGAAACCCTTATAAATACTGTATTCTAGCTGTTTTCCTTATCTTCCAGTGCTGCATTGTTGCCCTGTATTTGTCCAATAGTGCCATTAATTGCACCGAGATGCTGCAACTGTGTTAATGATATAGTTGTATCAGATGCCTTTTCCCTGCTAACGCCTGGTAGATTCCATCCATGTTTTTTATTAAGTGACGGTAATACTTTCATAGGATTTATACGCTTGTCATGTAACATTGCTTCCAGAGATTGCTCGTTATCGTCCATAATTTTTTTGTGCAAGTCGAATCGGGTGTTACTTGATTTCCAATTATAGATAGTCTGTTTATCTATCCCTGTCATATCTATAAATCCCTTTAATGTAACTTCCTGACAATGATTATTACATATCCTCTTGTATATATAATTATATATATATAATACCTTATCCTGATTATATTGATTATATGGACTAGGTATATCTTTAAGCAGTATAGTATTATCCTTAAAGACATCTATGTAAATCTCATCTATGATATCGTTCCATATCTGCGGGGGTATGTCACGCTCGTCCAGATCGTTGGCTGCGCAGTATTTGGCTATGATATCTTTAACGATGCTTATACAATTAGATTGGTCTATAGCTTTAATATCTGCCATGTTTACACCTCCTAGAAAAACAAAAAAGCCCTTTAAACCAAATAGGAATACAAACACTGTATATTATAAATACAGCATAAGTAAAACATATTTGCCTTAAAAGGCTTTTCTTGCGTATAAAACAGCTATTATAAGCTGTCCTGTAAATCTTAATCGTGTAAAGCTCTCGTATGAGCTTATATACATAATATAACACATTTTATAAAAATGCAATAGGTTTTTAAAAAAATATCAAGCAGATAATCGGTTGGATAAACGGTTAATATATCCGCAAATGGAAATTTAAACCAATAGGAAAAATCTGTCTTTAAATTTTGAATTTAAAAACCGTTTTGCTCTTAACAGGAAAATTTTTGTTGTCTCGCGCGTATACGCGATATATAACCTATACTAACCTTACCTAACCTATACTATACTACGGATACAAGCTGTATACATTCTGTATCCAAAACGGTTAAATCGGTTAAAATTTGGAAACATTTACAGGTTTAAAACGGTGGTTTATCTGATAGTTGTATGTCGGTCAGGGTTGGCTCTTGCTCTACAGGCTTAATGATGTACGTCTTCCTTGCGTTTATCTCTTCCTGTAGCTTCAATAACCGCATACGGTTGTCTGTCTCTTCCTCTTCTGTCGGCACATGCTTCTTAAATGCCCCAAAATCAATTTTAATATCGCTGTCGATAATTTTATCGTCAAATTCATTTTCATTCGTCCTAGTCGATTCTGTGACGTTTGAGAGGTATTCTGTATTGTTACATAAACCATAATTAGCAAGCCTATCATCAATACAGCTATTTATAAACTCTGTTATAGTTCTATATCCATGTTCTTTTGCTATATTATTAATATATTCCTTATCTCCTGTCTTACGTAATATAGTTATTCTATCATATTTTTCTTTTTGGTAATCATTGATATAGTTATAAACGGCTTTCTTTTTATCCATAATCCAACCACTCCTTTATATAGTTATAACTTAGTTGTAACTATATATAATTATATCATATATTTCCTTTAAATACAATGTTTTTACATATAGTTATAACTTAGTTATAAATTAGTTATAACTATATATGCATTTTATATATGCATACTATGTATAATGCAAACAAAAAGCACCCTGTCGGATGCTCTTGCAAATCTTTTAAATATGTGGGTCGTATCTTGGAATCGTGTCCATGTCTATAATCTGTACTTGTCCTTTATCGTCCAACTTAAATGCAAACATTATACCGCCCGTGATCGTTACGTCTGGCATATCTCCATTTTTAACAGGTAATACGTTGTTATCCCAAAGATACAGCGTATTATATCCATGTCTATACATGCCCTTTAGGATGTCGTAAAAGATTTTAATTTGCACGCCTTGTTCCCGACTAACCAGATATATATTACGTTGGCTGGTCATGTAAGGTTTTTTAGGGTTTATGCTGTACCCAATCGGCGCTCCAACGTCCTGCCCTTTGCTATATTTGGTTTTGCTTATGCTCTTATCGTACCAATTAGTAAGCCCAGCTGTTCGGTATTCCTCTGCTGTACCGGGAAAGAATATCTTTACAAGTCCTTTATGTTCTAGCCCGAATGCTTTTATATTCTCTCTTACAAAATCCCTGTACCACTCTTTATCCTCTGGTAGCTCTAATACATCGTAATAATTATAAGTGTCTTCCATAGTTAATTTTTGCGTGTTTTTGCAAAAGAATGTATAAATATTATTACTGGTAATTAACTTGCTTTCTACAGGTTTATTCATGGACACAAGACCGCTGTAGTAGTCCATACTGCGATACTTTCTGTTAAATTTCATTCTGCGCTCGTTTATTACAATATAGGTTTTATCCGGATTGACTATTACATAATTACCTACTATTGGCTTATGCCAAGATAACGCCAATTCTTCCAGTTTATCTGACCCGATCATGTCTATTGCTTGATGTATCATTTTTTCTCCTCACGCAAAGAAACCGCATACAATTACGGTTTCTTTGCTATATAGCTTGTTTTAAATCAAATAAATATCTGTTATCTCCACAACAGCATCTCTTAATGCTTCTGCGGCTTCGTCCAAATTTGTATATTCTTCGTATTTTCCAATTTCTGGTTCTACCTTTTCACCGCATTCTACGATTTTAAACAAGTAGTTAATGCCGTCCGTTCCGTTTACCATGTAAGAGCTACTATACTCTTCTCCGACATGGTAATTATATGGGTCTATGCCTGTTTCACTTTCGCCATCCCAGACATCCCAAAGTCTTACAACATCCCCAACCTCTAAATCTGGGATAGTTGTATCTGTACGCTCGCTCTCCTCGATTAACTGCATTGCTTTTTCTACAAACTTATTCATTTTAATCCCTCCTGTTTTTCTTTATCCATTATTTCGATAATTCTTTTTATTCTCTTCTCATCCTTACTCAAAGCTTCTATTTGCTTTTTTGTGGCTTGCGTAAGGATTTTGCTTGCATTGCACTTGTTTTTAACAAGGCACATGTTTCTTATTGCTTCGTCTACCGTATCGCCACGGCTCAAAAGCTCATCTTTGCTATAATGCCCCATGATATATGTAACATCATAGCCATCTATCGCAACTGCTGTTATTTTCTGTGGCGTTGTTCCGTGCCCTTTAAATAACTTGTAATAGTTTCCGTATAGTTCTATCACTGTTATCCATCCTCTCTCTTATTCTTCCGTTCCTATTTAATTTTGAATATCATTTCTGTTATCAAATCAATTAAATCACCCTCGTAATCATCCGGGTTCGTTTCTGTCTCTATTTCATAAAGTCTGAAATATTCAAGCCTTTTCTTCTCTTCTTTTGTCAAGTGGTTTAGACAAATTTCGTAATGTCTAACCGCTTCTTCTTTGTTTTCAAAGACTGTTACATCGTAGTTCTTCTCAAATACATAATATTTCTTTTTCATGTTTTCTTCTCCTTCTAATTTTAAATTTCTATTGACTAATCAAACCAATTATAATACTATATATACATAGCTTTGCTATTGCGTAGCATCCATGATGTGCTACACAGTCGTTTCCGTCAACGGGGAAATGTTGGATTGAAACAATATTTTTTAGAAATTGGTACAGACTAATCTGTACCTTTTTCTATTCCATGCATCCGTCTTTTAAAAATTTGAATCCGGCTGGATTTTCTTCTATCAGTCCTTCATCTTCCAAAAACTCTAAACATTTGCTGTAGAAATAATTCAAGTTTTCTTCCCATGTTCCTATCATCCACTTGGAATGAGTAATTTTAAATTCAGCAAATACATTATATTCTGGATATTTTTTATCAGAAAAGTTAATAGGGTCTGAATAAATGTTACCAGAACTTACAAAAGCATATATTTTTGTAGTTGTCTTACTTTCTTTTTTGATATCCTTGTCTAAATCAATTACATATTTCTTCATGTTTCATTCTCCTCTCTTATTCTTCCTCATCCTGTGTCATGGAATCCCATGCTACAGGGTTTCCATCTTCATCCCACTCTGTTTCCAGCTCTCCACCATCTAACAGGATGGCAAGCTCTTGTTCCGTATAATCCTCGCTGCTTTTCACAGCGTTGTTTTTATAAAGACACCCATCTTTGTAGGTGTCAATCGAAAAATTTAAAACTGTCATAGTTTCCGTCTCCTCTCTCTTTGCTTGTTTCCTGTTCCTTGACTATACTGTATCATATTAGTGCTTAATTGTCAACACTTAATTAGTGCTTAATTCAAATTATTTTTTCATTTTGTCCATTCTTTCCAGTTCTTCCAATATTAACTGTCTTGCAAATGCGCTTGTTTTTAGTCCATATGCATTTATTCTGTCTACTGTGCCTTGCGGTAATATTATGTTTATTCTGTCTCTGCTTTCCATACATTTTTTTACTGCTTGCCTGTTTTTTAGTGCTTTTTCATTTTCCGTTACTGACATGCTTCAAACCTCCTTTGCATTGTTATAACTACATTATATATATTAGTGCTTAAATAGTCAATAACTTTTTAGTGCTTAATAATGATGCACAATTTCTGATATAATATTAGTGCTTAATTTTGTGTGTTTTGTCAATATACATTAGTGCTTAATTTATGTATAATACAAGTATCAAATGAAACACAGAAAGAGAGGACGACAACATGAGAATAGTAAAAATTGAAAACAACAAAATTTATAGCACTTCTACACTTTGTGAAAAAACTGATATTTTTGAAATCGTGGAAAAAATTCCTGTCGGCTTTTTCGTATGGAATATCGGCGAAAACATGGGAACACATGAATATATTCCAGTTTGCGAAGATTTACACCCAGAAGACAAAGACAATTACGAGATCAACACGGCAACACTTAAAGCCGTAAAAGTTGCACCGGATGAATGGGAAAAACTCAACAAAGCGGCATCTTGGGGAGTTGGAAACCTCAAGCAAGCAGAAAAAGCCTTAAAGAGCAAACGCCACGGCTACACGTCCGAAAGAAAAAGAGCTGCCGCAGAACTCACAATTGAAATTTTCCGCAGAATTTGCGAATAGCCGAAACGCTCCGATTTTGGAGCGTCAGCCGTGGGATGGTCTCCCGGCTCTGATGATGGCAGACCAGAAAACGAAAGAGAGGTTTTGAACATGGAAAAATTAAAGAGATTGCAGAAAAAGTTATCTGGATGCGGATATGATGCAGAATTAATTACTGTTTACAACCGCAACGGCGAAGATGTTCCTGCATTGCGTATAAATACAGACTACGAAGGACAGTACCCAACTAAAGAGACGCACACGAAAATAAATGAGATTAGAAAATTGTGTAAAAATCACGTTACAGAATGTCGTGGATTTTATACCGCTGTATTTATTTACTAAATGCGAATAGTCGAAACTAATAAACCCAAGTGTTATACAGGAATTAGAAAACAGCGGATATTCTGTATATTATTCGGATGCCTGCGAACTAGGCACAAAATACGACTATAGCAGTCGTAAAGAATACAAGATAAATATTTAGAACGATTTTATAAATTACTGGGGTAAGAATTAACTTTACAGTATATGTATAAAATGATATAATTTTCAGAAAAAAGGAGAGGTGTAACATGACAATCAGAGAATTTGCAGAACAGAACAAAGAAAAGTATGCTTGCATGGACTACGTGCTTGCAGATGATGTGATTGATTTACATAATCAATCAGTTCCAAAGGAAGAAAATAAGGATATCGACGATTGCGAAGTTGTCGATATGAACATGTACGAGTACATACTGTACTTAGAATTAGATGACCGTGCATGGGAAGATTTTGACGAAACGGACGATGAATTAAAAAAACGTATTGAAAAAATCAATGTGGAAAATTACGAATACAGCAAAGACGACAAATTTGCCGTTATCTTCGCAAATGAGTAGTGATAATACGCCCAAAAAGGGCAAGAAAAAGCCTGTTATAAACCCATTGACAGGCAAAGAATTTAGGTCTGAATTAGCCCTGTGCCAAAGCGCAGGGCTACCTGTGCATACTTACTATTACAGACGTAGCAACGGCATGTCTATAAGAGAGACTTTGGAAAAGGGGTACGCTTCCAATAGACCAATCCCATGTATAGACCCACGGACAGGCATAGAATACAAATCGGAACGTGCTCTTTGCCAAGCATTTGGAATTAAAAGACCGACATACGAGCACAGAAAAAAAAGAGGATGGACGTTAGAAGAACGGATATACGGGAAAGAACAAAAAAGTAAAAGAGGGGAAAAATTAAATAAATAGTTTTTAGAGTGGACAAGCTCCGCTCTTTCCCCGGTTTCCCGTTACCGTACAGTGCTGTGTGTGCGTTATCCGTTCATGTAGCCGTATGCAGCAACCGTACCTTGACAAGTACATAAAACAGGCGTAGAGTGTTTATAACTATATACGTGCTATAAGTGTACCCTGTTAGCTTTAAACTGCCTTACAGTGGCTTACAGTGCGTTCTGTTGGTATATCCGTTATGTGTCTATGATCTATAGCAAACAGATACACGCGCTTTAGCATTGTAAAGTTTTGCATTCATTTTCTGGTCGCAATCTTGCAAATATTGCACATAAATCTGGTCACGTTTTCAAAATGGTTTTTCCAGTCCAAAAACCACCCCATGGGGGCATCAAAATTTTTCCGAATGTTGCGGAAAATCAGAACAAAATTTTGCTTCAAAACCGTTCTGAAAATCCCAGTAAGAAAAGTACCCCAGGGGCGGTCAAATTTGTTTCAGAATATTTTTTTCTCATAGAGATTTTTAGGTACACATCTTTTTTCAACATTTTTCTGCGGAAATTTGAAATTTCTTTGCAAAAATCAATCTCAAATTGCATTAGTACGCAACTTTGCCAGCAAATCATCTAAGAGATATATTATCTCTTTTCCATAATCAGCCATGAAATTACACAATCGTTCTTCTAAATCTATAGGTATAGACACATCATGTGCAAAGCACATAACATGAGTTAGTTCATGACAGATTACACGTTCTGTCATGTATGCAGACATACCGCTTGCGATTGATACTGTCTTAGTGTTGTTGTCTGTAACTCCAAATGTGTACGCTCCGTCACTGCGCTGTAAGTCTTGGCTATTGGCAGGAACAAAAGCTAATTTCCATGTTTGACCGTTTACCGTAAAATACATAGCATACTCCTAACTAAAAAGGCTAGAGTTATTAGCCCTAGCCTATTTTCTTACATCTTAGCCGCAAGTGTGGTAATCCTTGTCTTTGCCATTTGCCGCTCTTCTGGTATCATATACGGCAGCAACTCTGTCAAATCCTCGGATAATTCTTTCAGATAGCTTTCCAAGCTGTGCATATTGGCTTCTTTGTCCTGCGGGGTAGTTCCTTTGTGCATTTCCTTTGTCTCCATGTAGCCTTTACGCATCATGCCAGCTTTGCCCTCTCTGCTGTCTCTCATACCGCCGTCTTTGTGCATGGGTTCTGTCTCGGTATAGTACATACGTCCTCTTGATGCCCTGTCAAGGTCACGCATACGCTCACGTTCAGACATGGAATCCCAGTCCTGCAAATCTTCCATGTTCATCATGTGCATATATGGCGGTTCTTCATAGCCACGTCTGCCAACGTAACTACCTTTGCCTTTAGGCGCATATCTGCCAGTAGTCTTATAACGGTAATCGTCATAAAATCTGCGGTCAAGAATTCCCAGCGCATCTTCAACGCCAGATTCTTCCATGATGTTTGTCAATGTACGGTAATACATGGCTTCCGCAAGGTCTTTAAGCATATCCGTTACTTTTCCCATCTCATCCGTATTCACGTTCTCAATGCCTTTTTCAAATTCGGACTTTGCACATTCAGACAGTTTTTCAATCATATCATGCATTCTCTTGATATCCATAATATACGCCCCCTTATTATGCTTCCCTTGTTGCGATTAAGTTACTGTTCTGCACCTGTATTGTCTGTGCAGACGTATTTTCAACAGATACTGTGCTACAGCATCCCTTTGGAACATCAATGTATGCCTGTGCGCTGACGTTAAAAAGATTCTCGACAGCCGCAGGGCTAACTATCATTCTTGTTGACTGCAATGGTTCTCCGTCTACAGAAATAGCAAGTGATATGGAATCCACTGTACCGCCTGTAGGTATCTGTATATTCCCCGAATATCCCACAAGATATCTTGCCCTGCACTGGTTTGTGATTCCCCTTAATTTAATGATTCCACTGCCCTGTCTATGAACAATGCAATTTGTACCGTTTACTGCTGTTTCTGTGAAAGCTACATCCTGTCCAGCTTCTACCGTCTGTAATGCAATTGCTGTAATTTCCATAAATTTACCTCCATAAAATTGAAAAGGGCAGACTATACTGCCTGCCCTTTAGTTTCCTGTAACACTGCTATACGCAGACATAATCTTTGATTAAGTTACCGATATTCTGTTGTTAGCATCCACAGCCTGTATTGCATCCACATCCGTTGTATGCGTAACCGTAGAGGTTAGATGCAGGGAATGCCGGTACAGGTGTCGGTCTTACAGCGTCAATAATCTGGTTTGTCTGTGCGCTCATGGCTGAAGTCAGAAGTGCGTTCTGTCTATCCTGTGAAGCAGCTCTTCTCAAATCGTTATTCTCTGCCTGTAAGGATGCGATCTTGTCATTCGTCAGGAAGTCCAGAATTGCTCTTGTTCCTGCCTGCTGGCTGTCGATAATGTCTCTTGTATTGCTATTCATTGTGTTCTGTAAAGCACAGGTGTTAGTTGCTAAATTGTAATTAACTCCCTGGATAGCTTCACGGGTTTCACAGCAACAGTTAGCAAGCTGTGCCTGCAAAGCATTTGTATTCTGCATATTAGCAACCGTATCAGCGTTGATAGCCTGCTGGATGCCGTAGCCGGTCTGTAAAATGTTTGTGTTGATGCCATTCATGCCGTTTTGTACTGCATAGAATCCGTCACAAAGTCCGTTTGTAATGCCATCAAGTTTTGACACAACCGCCTGATTATCAAATCCTCTCTGTAAGTCAGCCTGTGTAACTGCACTTGTTGAGTATGGTGTCGCTCCACCATTATTGCCATTTCCCCAGCCACCGAAGCCGCCGCCCCAGCCACCGAAAATTGCAAAAATTACAACTATAAACCAAAGCCATCCACCGTCAGCCCAGTTACCGTTGCCATTTCCGTTGCCATCAATGTTCGCCACAAGCGGAACGGATGCACAATTGTTTGAAAACATACTTTTTACCTCCATTAAATTTATTTCTAATCTTGCAAGAATTAGCTGTTATAAATGAAACTGTTTTTTAATTTGGTTCATTGCTTCATCAGGATTCAATCCCTTTTCTTTGCACAGATTCCTAGCCATCTGCTCAATGCCCTTGGTGTCTCCGTTCTGCGCCATCTGCATAGCGTTCTTGGCTATTGGATTCTGCATTAACTGGCTGTTCCCCATAAGCTGTTGTACCATCTGCTGTTGGTTTCCACTTTTCATCATTTGCATTAACTGCATAGGATTAAACATACTTAATCATCCTTTCTCTGTGACTGTGAAGTTTTTCTTTGAGATTGCAAAGATTTTTCTAATTGACCTAGCCTGTCAGATATTTCCTCGAATTTATCCATAATTCCCTGTGTTGCTTCATCTGATAGATCGCATTTCAATTTTTCTGTATCGGTCGGTACATTCTTAGGTTCATTATCCAAAACAGGCTTGTAAGTAACTGTGCGGATTGTACCGTCTGCATTCCAACTCTTGGCGTACACTTCTGACAGGTCCTGCTTTGGGAAAAATGCAACACTCCCGTCCATAGGTACATCATTTGCTGTTATCTGACTCATCTCCGCAATTATTTTCCCGTTAATTCCCTGCACAATCTGATTCTGCTGGTATGTATTTGGCATGTTCTGCTGATAATCTATTGCTCTGTTTTGCACCTGTGCCAGTGGGTTATAATACTGCGGATATCCCTGCTGGTTCTGCTGTAGGTAATATGGATTCACATACGGTTGCATATTGGTTCTCCTTTTTCAACTTTTCAGTCTCATATAATATGTTTGTATCATCATAAGATAGGTATTTAGTAATCTGTTCCTGTTGATTGCATATTCTCATTAACATCTTTTAATACTTCCTGTATCGCATGGGTCATGGCTACTTGATAGATTGTCGGTATCGCCTGTACATCTTCCCTAGCACATAACTTTTCTATGATTTCGTCCGTTTCAATATTCATGGGTTATTCCTCCCTTTGTAATTATCATAAAACAAAAAGAGCCATTAATAGCGACTAATAATTGCCACTATAATGACTCAAAAGTGTAGTAAATATGCGCATTAGCACTAACCCAATACCGCAGGTATGGTACTATTTTACTGCTAAATTAATATACCTATATTAGCAGTAAATATATACCATAGGATAGCATTATTGTAGTGCTAAAAATCTTTCAATTTTATCTCAATATTTCCATTGCTAATTACGATTTTTTCAATTATACTTTTTAGTAACATATTTTTTTGTTTCTTGTCGATATCTTCCCAAATGTCGGCAAGATTTTTTATGTTCTTAAATACATTTTGCCTAGTTTTATTCGTTTCTATTGCAGATTCTTCTCTAATCTGCTTACGGATATCTTCTATTACTTTCTCAATTTCTTTAATCATGCTGATAACATCATCATTGCCCTCTGCATACAGGTTATATAGCCTTTTACGCTTAGTCTGCTCTTTTTCTAATTGCCCTTGCAATATTTCCAACTTAGACTCTTTCACTCTTGGCTTATAATCTGATATATTAGCAGATATTAAAAGTATTTCGTCCTCTACAGCTTTTTCAATATCCGAAGCCCATTCCAATGTATTATTACAATTTGGATTGTGGTTAGGAAGATAATGCAAGTCCTTATTCCTGGAACAACAGTAAATCTTATGCTTTCCATGCGTCCACTTTTGATATCTCATAGCGCATCCACAGATTCCACAGTAACACAAACCTGTCAATAAGTTAGTTTGAATGTTATGGCAACTTGCCCTTTTGTTTTTCCTTATTGCTCTGAATTGTTGGGCTTTTTCAAACACTTCCTTATTAAATATAGGTTCATGCAATCCTTGATAGATATTCCCCTTATACGGTATCATTCCAATGTTTACAGGGCTTGTAAGTACCTGTTTCACAACAAATTCGCTTTTAAATCCCAACATATCACGGATTTTTACATCCGAATATCCCTGTAAGAATAAATCCATTGCTTTGTTTGCCCGTTCCTTGCGTTCTGGAATTGGTATAAGTGTTCCTGTATCTTTGCTGTATGTATAGCAGTATGGAAGATTACCACCGCCCATCCAGTAGCCTTGTTTGACACGTTCTAACATTCCACCACGCATACGTAATAACATTGTATTCTTGTCCAGTTGTGCAAATACCGCCATCATCTGTGTATAAGCCTGCTCCATAGGATTATCATAGCTGATACTGTCATGTACACACTTAAACTCCACATTATTTTTAAGGAATACTCTTTCAATTAGATAAATACCGTCCACCATGCTACGTGATATTCTATCCAGTTTGAAAGCAACAACATAGCCTACACGCTTACGATCACAGTCTGATACAAGCCGTTGCAATTCTGGTCTGTCCATATTTGCGCCTGTGTAACCATCATCAATGTACCAATCTGTAATTACCAGTTCATTTTTTCTGCAATAGTTTTCAATATCTCTCCTTTGGCTGTCTAATCCGTTTCCCTCTTCTGCCTGTTTCTCTGTAGAAACACGCATATATGCGACACATTCCATCCTTATTCCTCCATCAGATATAAAAGAATGCGCCATATTCACTACATGACGCATTCTACACTATTATCAATTTTTCGTCAATTAATCAGCTCCGCAATCAGTTTCAAAACCTCTGACGGCAAAACTACATCTTCTGGATTAATTTCTTTCCCATTCTGTGTAAGCACAACTGTCATATAGTCAAACCTCCGATTCTATTTATTTTTGATTTTATTTTTTCAATTCTTCGGCTAACTGTGCGATTACACGCATTTGTCTTTTGTGCTATTTCTGTTATAGTTTTTCCTTTTGCTAGCATTTTAAACACTACCAGCTCATCTTCTGTAAAATTTGCGTTTTCGATGATGCTTTCAAGTTCTGGTCTTGTAAGCTGTGAAAAACGCACTTATTAGTTCACTCCTTTTCTATTTTATTTTTTTGCACATTCATTACAGTAAAATGCATCCTCAATACCATAATAAACGCCATTTTGATAACTGCCTTTAATGCAACGTATTTTTCCGTCCTGTCCTCTCTGCTCTGTCAGAATGTATTTCCCACACTTCTTACAATTAATATCCTGTTTTTCTGATTCCATAAAATTATCTCCTAAATCTCAGTTTAACTCTGTATTTGATACAATCTCTTTGACTTTTTTCTCATAAAATTCTTCTGAAATATACTCTTTTATACTAGGAAATTTACTATCTGTTAAAACCGCATACGCTTCCGCCCAAGACAGACCTCCTCTTTCTGCCAACCTGTCTAATGTCTGTCCGCAGTGGTTTTTTAATGCCTGTTCCTCATGCGGTTTAATAACATCGTAAGGAATATATTCCTTACCCTTATTCTTCATAATCGGAAATTCTTTCATCTTGTACCTCCACTAAACTTTAATCTTAGTTTACCAAAGAATCAAACTTTGATTATCATCAAACGAATAATCTGTTATACCATGGGCAAATCTATCTTCATCAATAAAGTAAACTTCTGAATTATCATTGTTCTCTTTCAGTTTGCCACTTTCTACCAATTCTTTTAAAAATTCATATAGGGCATATGCTCCTGTTACATTCTCCATAATTTCAATTCTCCTTTAATTCTAATTTAGTCAATACTCACTATCGCACTGACTTTCAATCACCATACCAACAATCAGAACAATCACCGTCAGTACAGCTTTCCATGCATCACTCATTTTTAATTCCCTCCCAGCCTATTTTCTGACCGCAATTTTCGCAATATTTCTTTTTCCGCTGGTCATGAATCCTGTTATGTACTACAATTCTTTCACCAACAACTGATTTACATTTAGGACAACGCCAAAAATTGTTTTCAGTCTGTTTTATTTCTCCATGACCGTCTGCATAGTCAATAGCTATACAACCTTTTTCATACATACTTAAAATAGGTTTCTTTCCGCTCTGCTTCTCTCTTGCTTCCAACAGGGATTTAAAAGTAAATCCCTGTTCCACACATTCGTCCTCAAATTCCATGTATTCTCTGATATGGTCGATCGTCAGATTTCGCTTAGATAGTTCGGATTCAAGGTCTTTGTATTTCTGTACTGTTTCAAGTGCCTGTATTGCCATATCTAATGCTTCGTTCAAAATATAATAACCGCTTGTAGGCTTGTTATCTTTTATTGCCTTGATTGCTTCATTCTCCGTCATTCATTCCACCGCCTTTCACAATCTCGATTGCTTCTTTCAGCACTTCAACAGCTTTTCTTTGCTGAAATTCTTCTGTTATCGTTCCGTTTTTCTTTTCATATTCAATACAATGTTCATGCGTCCGTATCCTCTTCTCCAACTGTTCCACAACCTTATCCACATCATAAGCCGTCGGATATTCTTCTAGTAAATACAATACTGCATTTGTATTTACTAAAGTTCCAATGCTTAAAGTAACCGATTTTAAATCTTTCTTTAGTGCATCTGCATCAATCAGTTTCATTGTTTTCCACGCTTTCTTCTGACCAGTCCAATTTTTGACCGCATCTGTTACAATAATTATTCAATCCAACATAAGCATGATGCACCATACTGCTGTGAAACATTTTTTCTACATCATCACTTTCGCATTTTTCAGAAACATCATTGTCATCGAATTTAATTATTTCTAAGTCACACGATGGACATATGCAAGCATATACATTGACATTGCCATACTGTTCATATCCAACATCTTCATACCTAACTTTCTTCGGTATCTGCTTTTTAAGTGCCTGTATTGCCATGTGGTTTGCTTCATAATCACTGTCAAGAAATTTGGATTTATTTTCTTTATCCTCCAACTTCATAAATAATCTCATGCACTTCAATCTCTCGATTGCTTCATTCTCTGTCATTCACTCACGCTCCTTTTTTACTCTTCAAATACGCCGCCGCATTTTCATGTCCTGCCAGTCTAAGCGCATTAATGATACCTGTTACCTTGTCCACATTTCCGACTCTTGCATACTTCTTGAAAGCGTTCTTGAATGTTCCTGACTGTTCAAATAAACAATGGACTTTCATTCTAAATCTACCAAAAGGAAACCTCGGTTTTATGTGCGCACAACCTATTCCTTTCTTTGATTTTTAGTTAGTTACCGTGGTTTTCTTCCTGTATGAAAATACTCGTCATAAGCGTCAACTGTATCGCGTATTTCAACCATAGCCATATCAAGTGTTACATCTTTTTTATCCAAGGCTCTTTCTGCATAATCTTTAATTCTCATCATTAAAGCCTGTGCCATTACTATCTTTGCATTGTCACTCACTCTGAATCACTCGCTTTCTTATCATTAACAATCTTTATTTTTCTGCCACAAGCATTGCAGTAAATATCAATGCCTGTCGCACAACTAAGCCTTATTTTTCCACAGCCTGTATTGTAAATAGGCATTCCATGTGGTGTATCAACAATCTTCCATTCACAGAATTTATTTTCTTCTGTCTCTGCAATTTCAATGGCAAAATCAAGTATTTGTTCGTATTCCGCATAGTCATTTTCTTTGTATGCTTTCTGCAAATCTCTTAATTTGTCTGCGATTACACCCATTAACATCACCAACTTTCAATAAATCCATAAACGCTAAGATTTGTTCGTCTCATTCTTACCTCTCTTTCTGACCGATTTTTCCGTTCTTATCGCAGTCTATTGGTGTACCAACAGGTAAATCATTCAGATTCATGTTATTCCAAAGCCTTCCTCTATCTTGCCATAATCGTAATTGTTCTGTTCTTTACAATTAAATCTGTTCCTGTTATAAGCAGTCTTTTTCTCTTTCTTCTTGGAATCCTGTATGCACCTTGTAACCATTTTAGATTCATCGAACGTGTATGCCTTATTCTTTTTCAATCCCAACATGGATTTTTCCTCAACGTAATCAGTCGGCACGTATCTGTCAGATTGTATGTAGTTATGCATCTTCCAGTGCTTTATCACTATGATTCCACTATCAAATGTCAACACAAATGACTTGGCGATCAAAAGCATAAAATCATCATCAGAAGCACCGCACATTCGTTGAATCTTCTTCGGGTTGTTCACAAATCCGTCATCATCCGCATTCATGCAAAAGTGAAAGTATAACATCTGCGTACTACTTGGCATTTCCAGAAACGCATCACTTTCTGTTATCTTCTTCGTGAACATTCTTCGCTCTGCCGTACTAATCACTTCCTTACTTCAAGTTCTTTGTCTTAATTATTGCAAAAGTTCGGAATCAAATATGTTGCCGATAACTTCGCATTCGTAATTTCCTAAATTTAATACTGTTGATGTTCTCTTAATTGTGTGTTCTTGCCATAACTGAAACTGGGCAACTGTATCGGCAAATGCGCATCTGCAAAGCATCACAATTATTCTTCCAATCTCATTCTTAACATTTACAACATTGCCCACAGGATGTATGTAATACTTTCCATTGGAAACGATAAGATTTCCAGTAACCCAAACATTGTTAAATTCTCCTTTTTTCTTTTGGAGTTGTCTTAGCTTTATACAGATATCTGTCTTCCATATTCTCTCCTACTCTAATACCTTGATATTTCTATCTTGCTATTCAATATGGTATTAAGTTCATTGCTAAGTAAATCAAACTCACGCTTCACTAATGATTGCGCTTCATTTATCGCAGCTATTACAGATGTACTGTTTAATTTTCTATCCACAATACCTAGTGTTTGACAATTCATGTATAATGTTTCCCCGCAACCGCATAGTGTGTGAACACATATATATAATCTTTTGTTGTCACCTCTGTAGATAGTTCCTGTTTCAACTGGCTCTCCATATTTTGCATTGCTTATGTATTTCATATTTTCTCCTATTCCGCTAATAACCATATCTGATTCTTTCGTCACACATTTCATCAATCGGTTGCACGTCCTTAACCCATATTACCGCCCCTTGTGGGTGTTCGTAATACCATATATCCTCAATAGGTTTGATTTTGGATAATACCCATGCATAAGGGGTTTTATATCTTTTCTTCAAATCAGCATAAGAAATATCAACACAATGATTCTCTCTTTCTTCTGACCAATCAGAGCACGAAACAGGATATGTGGAACTAATGACAGCTGTTGCAACCACTCTATGTGTTCCACTTTCAAGTAAATAGATTGTTTCGTTTTGGTTTTTGGTATTGCTACCCCTTATTTCAAGGGTCTTTTTACCGCTAACAATAAGGTCTAACCATTTCTTTTTGATAATTAGTCCGTCCACATTCTCTCCTATTCCGCTTCTGATTGAAGCCAATCTTCCCACTCGCCGTGTTCTTCTTCACTCGGAAATTCATGTTCCATCCACTGATAATCTGATTTTACTTTGCAAAGAAACTCTGCCAACTCTTCATTTGACATATTCCTTATCCTGTCGGCATTGGTCACTTTCACATCAACAAGTTCAAAACACTCATCACGCCATTTCAATACATTATCAATATTGAATGAACTGCAACCTACATGGTAATAATCTTCGCCGACTTTTTTGTACATAATTTCGTAATATGGCTTGTTGTCTATCATCCTTACGATAATTTCCAGAGATGTAACTTTGTTTTTTGTATCATCATTTTCTGAAACTTTGCTATCACATCTGCAACAAGGCTTATTATCTCTTGAATTGCTGTTATGCTTGCAGTTGCAAGTGTGGTTATCATCATTTGAAAGCATATCCGATAAAATATTTATTGCTTCACCATATTCAACTCTTACGTTTGTTTCGCGATTGCAATAAGCTGTGTTGTAATGTCTGCCAAAATGCTTATCCATAGTATTTATGGCTAATTTAATAGCATATTTCTGTTTATCTGTCATTTTCTCCACCTCTCAATTCTTTCAACTTCTTAAATTAAGTCCGCCGCACCTAATACAATAAAACTTTTTATATCCTCTGGCATATTCACACAAATAACCACAATGTCCGCAATATTCTCTTCCGTTACTACCAAATGATGTTTTTTTAGGTTCTGACACATTTTTTCTCTCGAACAACTCTCCATGTTTGCAATCTATACAATAACCATAATCTTCTTTATACTTGCAAATATTACAATCAATCATTGTCATACCTCAATTCTTTCAGTTTTGCTTCGGCTTCGGATTTTGTGAGAAATACGGTTTTACCAAAATTCTTCAAATTTGTTACAATCCAATCAAGGCTATATGCTCTCATGTCTTGCACATAATTTTCTTTTTTGCTGTCACACTCATACTCGCACCCTTGGCAACTATATTCGTCAAATTCCTCATTGCTAAATGTGCATTTAGTGTATCTGTTGAAAATACAATAAACTGCATCTCCCACTTTACAAGGCAACTTGATAAGTCTGCCCTGTTCCTCTAAATTCTCATAATCAGCAAGTTTTTTAACCATATCTTCAACAATTCCGCAATTGCAACCGCTGGTAATGCATCCAATGCAATACGTGCTATATGGAATTTTTACTCCTGCGCAAGAATTTTCTCCATATTTTCTGTTTGTTAATCTCTCCATTACTGCTCCTTTCTGCCATTTAATCGTTCTCCTCATATGTATTTTCAGAAATCAAAGCCATAAACTTCTCATACTGCTTTTCAGAAACTTTATTACCCTGTTTCTCTGGCTTTAAACGAATTTCAAGGTGCTTTTCTGCAATACTGGATAATTCCCTTGCAAGGTTGATTTTCCCTTGTCTAATGCCGTCACGATAACCCTTAGTGGGTCTGTATTCATCAATCTTGGCTTTTCCCTCTCCCTGGCTACCGCTTGTCTTGTTACGCAACTGATAGCCATAATCGGCATAGGTTTTAATATAGTGCTGTTCCTGTTTATCCAATTCTGATATTGGGAAATTAAGAAACCCGATTTTCCAACCGTTAGGGTTATCATCAGCGTATAACCCATGTTTTTTTAGACTAAGGTCTATATGCTGATACCCTACAAGATGTTGTGCAAGTCTTTGCAAAATATGTACTGCCTGTCCGATATAAGCGTATCGAAAGCCGTTTTCATCAGTTCTTGTCAAGAAATAGATACCGCTTTCATCCGTAAGGCTAGGGTTTACTTCCAGTAACCGTTTACGGTTCTTTGATTCTATTGCATATCTCTGTCTTGGATTCTGCAAGATAAACCACGCTCCCTTTTAGTTAAATGGTAATTCTTCATCTATTCCATCTGGTATATTCATAAACCCGTCCCCACTTGGAACTGCACTTCCGTTTTCCTGTTCAATGCTGCTGCTCTTACTTTCTGCAAACTCGATTGATTCAACCATACAGTCGTTTGTATAAACAGTGTTACCGTCTTTGTTCTTATAGCTTCCAGTCTGCCATCTGCCATGAACTTCAAACTTTACGCCTTTTCTTCCGTACTTTTCCACAAATTCAGCCATTTTTCCAAATGCTGTACAGTTGATAAAATCTGCATTTGCCTGTCCGTCCTGTTTGAATCTGCGATTTACTGCAAGGCAGAATTTTGCAAATGGCTTATCTGCCGCATACCTTACTTCTGGCTCTCTTGTCATTCTTCCTGATATATCTACACTGTTCATTGTATGTCTCCTTTCTCTACTGCTTCTAACTGTTCTCTTAACCATTTCACCTGTTTTTCTACATCAGATATTTTTTTATTAATTGTTTCAGTGAAAATACTTCTAGCAAGAAAATCATCTTTTTCAAGCAATATAACAGTGTCCCCCATTCGTTTACCAATATATTCTTTACTTATTTTTCTACAATAAAAATCTCTAGGGCGTACATGCAGCAAATAAGTCTTGGGCTTCTCGTCAGCTTCACGCTCTTCAAACTGAATAAATAGTTTACCATTATATGGTTCTTTCAGTGTATAAAAATACAATTTCATTGATTTAATCCCTCACTTTCTCCTAAAACGGACATTCATCCGCATTTCTAAGTTCCCATTCCATACCGCCCTGTGCAACGCTCACATTTGCACTAGGAACGATTTTCTTAATCTCTTCAATAATTCTATCCTTATCGCAAGTTTCTTTCGCTGTGTGGCATAATATGACGTTCTGCAATGCATCTGACTTATTTGTTTCTACAATCCCTTTGCAAGTTTCCAGTTCGCAATGACCTAGAATCTTATGCTCGTAATTTGGGATATCCCTGTCCACCATATCCGCTATGTAGTTGCACTCAATCAACATGTGATCTACCGCCTGTTTCCTAAAATTGTAAGGGCAATACTCCATGTCGGTCATGTATAATAGCTTCTGTCCGTCTGCCTTGATGTAAAATCCGTAATTGGTAGTTCCGTTATGTGGCAACTTGAAACACTGGATTGTGAAACTACCGTATTTCTGCATCTTCGGATTTTCTTCTTCATATGGTTTCCATACTGGGATTCCCATTTTCTCTATTGCGTCTGCGCTTTTGCTGTGGTCTTTATGGGTGTGTGAAACCGCACACCCGACCACATTTCTGATATTCCAGTCCAGTCCTCTCTTGATATCCATAATCGGCACGCCACAATCAAGAATAAGGGATTTACCGTTGGAATCTGCTAGTATGTAGCAGTTGCCTTGTGAACCACTGGAAATACATTTAAGTTTCGTTTTAACTACACCTCGATTTCATCATCCTGTGGGAACTGAAAAACAGCATTGTTAATGTATTCTACTTTTGACGGTTGATCTTCTGCTCGCACCACAATACCGCATTTCTTTAATGTTTCAAATGTCTTTGCCACATTTTCTGAAACATCAACATTCTGCATTACGATAGGCATACCGATATATGTCTCTCTAAGCATTTCCATAGCTTTCTTTGCTTTTTCCTCCGAACTATAAAGTGCTATACATTTATGTCTCTCCTGTAAAGCAAAGTATGCTTCGATACCCCGTCTGGCTAATCCATCTCCATATATTCCAACATATGATTCTTCTAACATAACATTCTCATAAGGAATATCAATCGTTCCGTCCTGTGAAATTAATCTCATATCCTATTCCCCCATAAAACTAGGTGTTTCTTCCACCTCTGTTGAATCTGTGTCAATTGCTTCTGTTTCTTCTGGGAAGTCTACTGTGTTGGCGTTCTCTGCGATATCTTCCTGTGCCAACTGATAAACTTTGTCCATTTCAATCTGCGCCTGTCTTGCCATAGGGTCATAATTCTTAGGATATTTACGTGTTGCATTGTTACACATCTTCCTCTGAATCATGCTTTCTGGCGTATCAAGCCATGCACCGCTGATATACGGTCTGGCTACTTCACACTGCAGCATATCATCCACTGTCGCACACGCTCTTAAAGCATCTAAGATTTCATTTTTCTTAGCCTTGATTTCCTCTTTCTGCTTCGGAGTTGCCTTGTATCTATCCTCACAGATACCAAACGTGGCATTAATCATGTTTTGCTTGACGTGTGCTAAAAGGTTGACCTTAACACTGTCTCTGTCTGCCATAAGGTATGTTACTGTTCCGTCTGTCAGTTTTACAGGATATACAACTCTTACAGCCTTACTTGACAATCCTTTTTCTTCCCATTTCGGGGGCGTAACTTCCAGACCTTTATGCTTGGGTGGTATATATTCGTCTCCTTCTTTTATGACCCAGAACGGATAAACCTTGTCAACGTCTTTTCCATAGTTGGAAAGTAATGAGTCATAGCCTGTTCCCTCAATACCCATTTCAACGACCTTTACCCACTCATTTCCCTGCTTAACGCTTCGTAACTGGAAGTAACACTCTCTCGGATATGCGCTCGCATTCAGTTTAAGGCTTGCACACTGCTCTACAATCTGTCTAAGGTTGCTTGTATCAATGCTCCTCATGTCTGCCTTATCATCATTCTTAACAAGTGTATAAATGCTTGTCATAGCTTCCATTGCGCATTTTTTTGCGTAATCATCAAATTTTACCCCACATGATTCATAATCTCTTGCAATAAGTCCTGTTATTTCATTCGACCACCGGCTTAATGATGTTGTAAATTCTTTTTTCTCCGCTAATGCCTGCTTTGTATCTGCCATAATTATTCCTCACTTTCATTCTTCTTCATTTCTGCTAACATCTTATTTGCGTCTTCCAGTGTAAGAAGTGCATATTGAGAACCGATTGTATCTGGAGCTGTAAAAAATTCATCAATTCCAAGCATTACAAAAATGTCACCGTCTTTGTCAATTCCAATAGCTTGTACTTTTTCGTCCTCATTGTACTGTTTAATGCAAAGTCCTTTGTTTCCGTCATCGTCCTCATCATCAATCCAATACAGCCTGTCTCCAATTTTGCATGGAAGAGCTAACAGTCTGCCCTGTTCCTCTAAGTCCTCATAATCTGCCAGTTTGGTAAGAATCTCACCACAATACGCACTAGGTCTGTCATGCTCTATGTCTATAAGCGATTCTTTAGAAGATGCTGTACCGTCAGAATTTCTTTTGCTGTCTGTAAGTCTTTCCATTTAACCCACCTCTAACCTCTCATTTTCATTTACAATCAGCATAATCAACTGTGAATCAACCATTTCAGCAACCTTTGCCTGGTTATCATCGTCGAGTGACTCCGAATCATCAAGGAACATTGGCGTGCAGATTCCACACATTTTCTGAATCGAATTGCAGATATCCACTCTTCCTAAAATCCTGTTACCCTTGTTGCTCATGGTGGTAAGAATTGATTTACCCTCTACAGTAGGTATGCAAACGGATTTATAATTGCCGTTCTTAGCTGTGTCAAATAACTGCCATTTAACTAATGAGAAGTGGCTATTGACCGCATCTGTCAAAGCTTCATTCTTTGCTCTGTCTAACTGGTCTAACAGTGCAAGTATTTTCTCCGCATCCGTTTTCGCCTGTTCCAAGTCTGTTTTCTGATTTCTAAGTTCTTCCAGTCTTATTTCATCAGATTCTGTGTTTGTAGAAACTATTTTCTTTTCAACCTCTGCTAACTGCGCTCTGATTTCAGATTCTTCCAGTTTTAAAGATTTCTTGATATCTGACAGTGACGTTGACTGCTTCAATAATTCTTCCTTACGGACAATTTCAGCCTGTACAGACTTATAATCTTCCCTGTCGTGGATATCAACATACTGTGGGATAGATTCTAACTTTGCAGTCATTTCTGCGTATTCTTTATTTACAGTGTTCAAATTTTCGTTTAAATTAGATAACGACTGTTCTTTATCTTTTAATAACTTCTGTTCTTTTTCAATTTCTCCTTTAACCTTGAATCCGTCCGTCTCAATTTTACCGATTCTATCAGTTTTTGACTTTTCAAAGGTTTCCATGAGATTCTTAACATCTTCTTCCGGCAACTCTCTGTGACAGGTAGGGCAGATAGCTGTATTGGAGTCAAATTTCTCTGCCTTGATAGTTTTCCATGTATTCCCCAGTCTTGCCTTTTCCTCTGTCAGTTCTGTAATCTTCTTATGGCTGTTGGAAATTTCATTCTCTGCAAGCCTGATACTGGATTTCAGACTGTTAATTTCAACGCTCTTGTTCATCATGGTTGCCCTAAGTTCTGCCCTTTGTACTTCTAATTCACTGTTAGCCGTATTCTGCATTTCAGACAGCTTCATTTGCAACTGCATGATATCCTGTGTAGCCTTATCATACTCTGCCAGTAAGTTTTCATTCCCGTTCTGCTTGTAAAGATTCTGTTCAAGCTGTTCTTTCAAGGCATTTTTCTGTAAGACAAGTTCTGCTGTGTCAATGTCGGATTTAATCTGAATATCACGCACTTTTTCCTTGATTTGACCGTCCATAACAGGTATCTCCTTAGCAACCTTTGCTTTTGTAGCCTTATTCATGGCAGATAATTCCTCTGCTGTGTACTTTTCCAGTAAACTAGCCAATTCGGATAAATCCTCATTCCCCTGTGCAATATCCAAATCTGTGATAGTTCCAACCTGTGCGAACAAAAATTCTCTCATTTCAGACGGTTTCTTATCAAGAAATGCATTTATATTACTGCACATTTTCCATGTAGCAATGTCGATTTCAAAGTAATCATTGAAGTCTCTAAGAGTCTTTGGAACATCATTGATAAAATATTTGTTATCGTCCTTGTAACTGCTGCCGTCTTTACTGTATGTGCGCTTCTGCACTTTCTTAGCCGTAACTTCCTTACCATCAATATCCAGTACTGCTGTAACTGCTGTGTCCATATCGTCTACGCTCTTTCCGTCAACTGTTCTTCTAACCACTGGATTATCAGATAAATCGTAGTCGCAGTTGAAAAGCAGCCATGTGTAGGCATTCACAATACTGGACTTGCCCTTGCCATTCTTCCCCATAATCTTCGTCAGTTCTGAGAAATCAAATTCTGCCTGTGCATACATCATAAAATTTTCAAGAATCAGCTTCTTTAATCTTATTTTCATTTCATTCTCTCCCTACTCTGTATAATTCGTTGCATCTTCTGAACCGAACAGTTTCTTTTCTTTCTCTTCCTGTTTCTTAGCGACTGCATAAAATCCCATGATTCTTAATGCGGTCTTTATGTTGCAAAAGTCCGTATTAACGATATAGTCAACCGCTGCATCAACTCTGCTCTCTAAAGCAACTAACTGCTCATACCGTTCCTGCGAAATAGTGACTGTATCGCAGGATTTACTTTTAATCAAATCTTCCACGTTCTCACTCTGCTACTAAAAACATATACAAATGTATATGCTAGATGATTCGCTACAATCTCACAATTTGTAGTTACTGCTTCATCGTGTATGCTTTGGTGGTCGCAAGTGACACACTACTCACAAGTTCTTGTACACTCCACAGTCGTAAATTCCCGACTAAGCCATCGGTACATACCTATAAATTCTTTTTTATTGATTAAATACAGGTTTTCATCTAAATAGCTTTTCCTTTCTTAATATTTTTTTGCTACTTGGTTTTCGTAGACTCACACCGTTACTCAATCTTTACCATCAAGGTTCTACCCTATAGTTAACAAGACTTTTTCAACTTGTACTGGATTATATTTCCTAAGATTTCAGTGGTTTTAAGTTACCAACTAATACTCTGGATTTTGAGTATCTTTGAGTACATTGACTCACATTTAATTCTGTTTTTAGTTACTTATATTTCCTCCTAACTTCAATTCGTTCCCGGACAATTCGTAAACTGTCTTAGTCCGTCCGTCTTTCTCATACTGCCTTGACTGGAATCTTCCTTTTATAGTAACTGTCTGCCCTGTTGCTAAATTCTTTGCAAATAAAGCATTTACCGACCACACGATACACGGTATGCAATCCGTTTTTCCATTCTTCCGTGAAGATACCACTAGCAACTCTGCTATATATCTTCCACTTTGGGTCTGCCTGAACACTGGTTTTTTGAAGATAACACCTGTTATTTCTGTGTGGTTTCCATCTGCTTCAAATACCATTGATATAGATTCTACATGGACAAATAACTCTAAGTGCGTCCGTTTTCCGTCAAACACCTGTCTACTATGTATAGCACCTGTTATTTTATGTACTGTTCCGTTTTGAATCTGATTTGCAATCCTCTGTTCTGAGATACATGGAATAATATCTTCATATCCGCTTAGCCGTCTAACAATCATTTGAAAGCTGTAGAATCGGATTTTACCTACCGTGTGGCTGTATTTAGGTTTTTCATTCATTCTTCCGCATATCGTTATCCTGTTCATCTTCCAGCTCCCTTCTGATGTTGAATGCCAGTAAGGAAACAAAACCGCTGTTCGTTTTGAACTCACTCCCGATATACTTTTTGTAGGTAGGAGTTCTTGAGTCCGCAAGTTCTACTGTGCGTGTTACAACTTTATGAACTGAACCGCCTGTAATTCCATGTTCAGATGCAATTTCGTCATACATATCCTGTAGTTTCTTTGTCGGATTTATTATCTTTCCTACAGTCAGTTCCACGATATAGTAGAATCCACGCATACTGGGTTCTATTCCCATAGATATCAAGGCATTCTCAATTTTTCTTAGCCTGTTGTCCATAGCTATTCCTCTTCTACTTCAAATCCGACTACATGACCGTCATTAATCAAGACTCCAACACCTAAGTCCTCACACATTTTTTCTATTTCTGCAATTGTAAAATCTCCCATATCCATTTCCCTTTCTTCCTATTTAAAATAGCATTGCTTTTGTCAGTCCTCTTGAAGCCGATTTCTGAAACTGCTTCATATCCTCTATTACCTCTGATTCTTTTCTTCGGGAATCCTCTACAGCCTGTGCAATCAGCATTTCTGCTGTCTCCTCGTCAAAGTGCTGTTCAAATCTGAACCGTAGTGCTCTGATTATATTTGCAAGGTCAAGACACATTTCTGTATCTTTACCTATAAAATCCACTCTTGAATCATTTGATATAATCATGATTCCACCTCTTCTGCCAACTTAGCAAATTCCCATGTATATGTTGCACACGTTTCAGTGCTCCATGATGTTGCTCCGAAACCCCATGTATGAACTTTTCCATTTTCATATTTTGCAAAGTATCTATGACTCCATTCCTTATATTCATAACTCTTTACCAAAATCGGCGTATCGACTGCAACCTTACTCCAATCAACAGACTGTTCTTCATATTCTTTTTCTGCCCATTCTCTTAACAAAACTTCGCAAGCCTTATCCTTTCCATGGAAAAGGCAATCGAAACAGTTTGTTTCTGCACAAGCGCACGGATTTCCTGACGTCAAATTTACAGCAATACCACATCTTTTAAGAGCAATATCAATAATCTGTTCTGCAAACTTCTCTCTATTCTTCATTTCTCAAACCTCACTTTTCCAGTTTTATCAAAACATCTTTATTCAGCCAGTCAATGTCGGTAATAGAAACTTCCTCTTCGACTTCAACCTCGGCATAGATATTTTCCTTGTCTTTTGTCTCGACAATTTCTTTTACCAGTGCATCTGTCTCAATCCTTGCATCAAATATCACTTCCGCATCAGCAGGGAATCGAGTAAGCTGTTTGATTAAATCGTAAACTTTCATGATTCATCCCCAATGTGCTAATACGTTGATGATAATAGAGTATATTGATAAACCTATAGATATTCTGCATAATGTTTTAGTGCTTATATTCTTCATTAATATCCCTCCTTTTTCTTATTTGAAAGCGCAGTACTCAATTTCATACTCTGAAACTATTTTTGTAAATATCTCACGTAATTTCTTATCTTCCTCAATTACATCCATGCGATTCAACTTATTAATTTCCGTTTTCGTGCATCCATTATCGGTCATGCGCTGTTTACGGTTTCTTAATCTGGTAGACAAATCGCATCCTGCTCTACGTTCCAATTCACAATACATTTCTGTACGTAAAAGATTAAATGGTGTAGATGCACTTTTCTGAATACGATTAAATTTAACATTGATTTCATCACGCCAATTATCGAGAACAGGTTTTACTGCTTCTTTGATATGTTCAGTTGTCTCAATGGCTTTCTGTGCTGTTTCCTGTGCGATAGCAATTTGTTTATCACGTTCCTTGTCAGCAAGTTCTTTCTGAACCATTTGATTAAGAAGTCCTTGCAATGCTTGCAATTCTGGAGATAACTGATCGTTGACGCTTTGATGTACATTGAAATATGAAGAAACTAATTTTCTTTGCACTTCCCACGCCAAATCATCCGTGAATGACTTGACCAACATCAGATAGCCCTGTTCAGTAATGAGTGCTGTTCCGAAGTTACTCATTACTACATTTTCTAGTGTCCGTTTTTCGGACAGTTCAGTATTTTCAAGGTCTGACGGTTTCAAAACGAAATAATCTTCTCCCTCAACAAAATGCTTTCTGTTATCCGAAAATCTTTTTCTCGCTGTTCCGTCCGGTCTTTCATGAACCGCATCAATGTCCTTAAATGTAACTACTCTCTGACCCTTATATTCTTTTATGGAAATATCAGCATTTCCAATGTGAATTAATTTGTTCAATTTTTCTCCTTTCCTAAATTCTGATAAATTATTCTTTGCTTTCGGACACCTCTTTTTTCGCAGAATTTTCTGCTATGTTCTCAACCTTGCCTAAGATATAACCCTTGTCAAAATCTGACATTTTAGGAATAGCATCTTTCAGCTTTTCAACAATCTGCTTTTCCTTTTCACTCATTCAATTCACTTCCTTTCTGTGGTATAATTAGTAAAATATAATTTTGGGAGGTTATTCATGTTAAACTCAAATAATTTTAATTGGTCTTACGTGGTCTCTGGCATAACACTTATAGTAGCCATCATTTCACCAGTCATTGTCACGATGCTAAATAACTATCACAACTCAAAAATACGAAAGCTTGAATTATATTATCAAAAGCAACTTTCCTATTATCAGAAACAAGAATCCGTATTTAGTTCTTTTTTAGAATCGGCTTCCAAACAGGTCGTAGCAGATTACCAATCAGAAAAAGTAGAATACATGCGATATTACAATCAGCTTTTCCTCTATACTCCAGAAGAATATTGGGAACAATTCAAAAAGCTGAATGAATCCGTTGTAAATCGCAACAAAGGCGAATCAGAAAAACTACTATTCTCTACGGCAGTATCATTGGGAAAAATCCTGCAAGAATCTGCCCTAATGCTCCCAAAACTATAGTAAAAATAACCCCTGGGATGCCAAGACCATGTTCTGATTTTCCATGCCAATATGACATTAAGCATGCGACCACGACGAATATGGTTATTGGTATCGCATCTAGGATGCTGTAATGCAACATCTTATTTTTTTTCACCTCCTTTGCTTTATTTCGTTTGCAATATTATATTATCACATTGGTAATATTAAGTCAATATAAAATTATTGCATTTGTGATATTTTTATGATAATATAATTTCAAGGAGGTGATTAAAAAATGGAAAGCATAAACGAAAGAATGAAACAACTTAGAGCAGCATTGGATATGAATCAGACTGAATTTGGAGAAAAAATAGGTGTAGCGCAAACTTATCTTTCACAGATGGAAAAGGGAGATAGACCAGTAACCGATAAGATTTATAAAATTGTTTGTTTAGAAACATGGAACGGCAATAAAATTAATGAATCTTGGTTTAGAGATGGAATTGGAGAAATGTTTATTAAACCTAAAAAGTCCATTGAGATTGCACATTTATTAGGTGATGTTGAAAATATGGAAGATACTGATTTTAAGAAAAGACTTATATCAGCTCTTGCAAGACTTGATTCAGACGGTTGGGCTAAATTGGAACTACTAATTGACATGATTTCTGAGAAATAAAAAAAGACTAGGGCAATGCGCAAGCCCTAGTCTTTTTTGTCTGATGTCAATCTTTTCAGAAATTCGTATGCAATTTCTAAATAATTCAAATTTTCACATTTGTTTATAATTTCTGTTATTTTCCCTTTGTAATACTGTTTTTCATTAAAATTATCCCCTGCCATATCCTTGCCCTCTCTGCAACTATGTAACCCACTCATGCAACCATCCTCTCTATAATGTTTGTACTAATTATAGAATGTATGTTTGCATATGTCAACAAATAAATCAAACGTCTGTTTGCAATGTTTGGTAATTCGGGCGGCATGAAATGCCACTAACATACCGCCCAGACCAGAACTTGAAGAACCACATTATTGTGGACAAGTTTATTGTACGTCTATAAATACAAGGATTCAAGAAAATACGTTCGACAAATTTCGACAACACACTCTAAAAAAGTCGATATCGTGGCTTTTCTTCCCCGAATATCCAGTACCGCAAGTAATCGTCAAGGATAATTGCAATTGTTCCTACAATTATCCATAAAAGGCTGAATGGTAGGCATATCTGCCCTAACAGGTTAAATGGCATATTGCTGTAATCCCATACATTCCACCCTAACCATATATTTACGATAAGGCCGCACAGGAACTCTAACAGGGTGATAACCAAAGCTACCCTGACAGACTGTAAAACAAGTGGGCAATCCCAGTCTGTATATTCGTTCTGCTCTCCTGCATACAGGAAACAAAGACCGCCCAACAGGAACATTGTCCAATGGCTATGACCACGGTACAGCAGTTCAATTATTACGTAGAGAAAGCCACCTATCGCAAACAGGATAAGTGGCTTAATAATCTTACGCAATACCTTTACTTGCGTAGATATCCGCAAGCACTTCTGAACGGTATTCTTTAGGAATTGTCATGCCATAGGTTACATTCTGTACGGACGTTGAATCTTCCATTGAATTGATATAGATACGCAAATCTCTGAAATACGTAACAGCAAATGTCACAGCTTGCATAGCTGTTTCCGTAATCAATCCCATGTCAGTATTGGAATAATACTTACATGGTTCATTCACATCTGAAGTATGCCACGGTATCTGTGTTTCTCCCTGCGCAACCTTAGTCTGCAATCCCATAAGGCTTGTCTGGTCGTGGTCAGTCAGTGTAAAATGTTCAATTGTTCCGTCAGACAGGGTAACATCAACACCGTTTTGAATTGATTCCTGCTGTGCAGCGTTCATTTCTGCAATCTTCTGCTCTTTCAGTTCATCAAGTGTCGGTTCAACAGGTGTTGGCTGTGGCTGGTACTCATAAACAGAACCGTCATTAGAAAGCTGATATCCGTTATACTCTGCGGTTGTATCGTCATTCCTGTATACAGTATTATAGCCGTGGTAAAAATCACCGCCAATGTCCAACTCTCCTTTTTCATCAAGGAACAAATCAAAACCGCTTTTATCTACGGTAACTGCATCCTGGAATTTCAGTGTTACTACGTGTTCTGATTCTGGAACTACGGTACACTGGATTATTTTTTTGGAATCTAAAAATTTTAGGTATGCCATGGGCGATACCTCCTTTCTTTTATGAATTAAATAGTAATTTAGGTGAAGTGTATTACTTAGGTACAAGCACAAGTTATA